GTGATTTCAATATGTTTAAAGCAGAGGGAATCTGTGGTGGATCATCCCCCTGCAAGCCTAATGTATAGACTATTTTTTAATTTTTGTCAACTTAACACCTTTAAACCAAGCGGGTGCACCTAGTAAAGGTCGTTTGTCTAAGTAGTTTTCTTTAGCTGTTTTAGAACTAGCTTTATTGTAATGTAAAAATACTTGTCCACAGTTCTTGCCTTTAAATTCTTCTCTCCAATGCTCTAAATCACAACCAGAATAGATCAACATGTCACCTGGTTCAAGACTCACTTTAACACCAGCTTGACCTTGTTTACCTGTTGGATCAAGATAAATGGGCCATGGGTCACCACCTAGATTTAATGTAGTAGATATTTCACATGAATATCTATCTTTGTGACGAGCTAGGACATCACCTTCTTTGTATATTCTTGCATAGGAATATGTAGGACTTAACTTAATACCGGTGTGTTTTTCCATTACAGGTTTTACTTCCATTAATAAAGTTTCCATTGCAATATCTGAGTAATGTGAATAAGTATTCGGTACCTGTTCATCATTCCATATACCAAAGTATTCTGTAAAAGGTGAAATATATTTTTGATCAAATAAAAATCTTGCAACTTTTCTTTTGTTTAAGAAATATTTATAAACAAACTCTGCAATCTCAGGTGAGATAGCTTTTTTTAATACTGTATATTTATTTTTTTTGAACGACATTTTTTATCCTTTTTAATTTCTTTTGTATATCTTTTAAAAACATTCTAACAAAATCATCAGACTCTTTGTTTTTAGTATCAGAATTTTTATTAGACATTAGCATTTAATACTCCTTTTGGTATTGCCTGACAATTCCAATGTATAAATCTAAATGGATTATAACCCATATCTACAATGTATTGATGAGGCATGTATGATGGAAAGAACATAATTCTACCTGGTTTAACTTGATAACTAATTTGAGATGAAGCATAGGTTACTTTTGTTTTATCTTTTTCTGGTAAAAGATTCATAAGATTACCCGGTCTTGGATCTTCAAACAATGGTAAAGATGTAGACTCATCTGCTTTTAAAAAATAAAAACCTGATATGTGACCATTCCAATGAGTATGTAAAGTATGATGTCCACCACCTTTTTTAGCAAACTCTTGTACCCACATTTCTGTAGTAAATAACTGATGACCAGACATATCAAAACCCATCTCACCTAATAAGTTATGTGCTGTTGCACCTATATAATCTTGTAATTGTTTAAAGTTAGGATCACCAATTAATGTTGTTGAATGAAATACATGACCCA